ACCAGGGCAACCCAACGCGACCATGGAGAGGGCGCTGGAGGAGTTCAATGAGTTTGGCTCATTGAACATGCGCCTGAACGAGCGCGTGGCAGTTGAGGAGGCCCCCACCGCCACCGAAGCGGTGGTTGAGGGGGTAGTAGAGGAGACGGCCGTCCCAAAGGACACCGTTCCAGGTGAGTTCGATCAGATAGCACCACCACCCCTCCCGATGGAGGCTGGTCCAGATGTGCCGGGGGTCATCATCAGCAGGGCGGCGACCGTCACCGAAGAGCTTGAGCAGGCCAGTGCGCTGGTCAAGGCGATCATGGTCGAGGAGCGGAAGGCCCAGAAGGCCGTCGCTACACGCCCAGGAACCAAGCCTGTAGAGCGCAAGAAGGGGCGCAAGCTAAACGAGGCCGAGCAGAAGCTCCACGAGTTGGAGTCGGTCGAGGCAGCGCTTGACCCCGTCCGCCCCGTCGTCGATGTGTTGGACGCTGCGGTAGAGAGCGAGGCTGCCGGTACGCGAGTCCTCGCCGGTACGCAGGACGTCATGAGGGCTGCGAACGAAGACGTCGTCGCGTTCCTTGAGTCGATGGGCAGAACGCCTGAGCAGATCTCCAACATCATGCGGCGTGAGGCTGCCGGGTACGCCGAGACTCTCCAACGCATGCGGGCAGAGGGCCTTGAGACCACCGTAGATGGTGCGGGCAATATCCACATGAGTGAGAAGATGTCGGAGTTGGTCGACATCCTGCTTGAGCGCCCCTATCAGGTGAGCGGTATTGAGCAGACCGCGCTCCTCTCAGGTCTTGTGCAGAGCCAGAAGGCGTGGCGCGACACAATGCAGCGCATAGGTGAACTCGACGCCAAGGAGGCAGCGAACCCAGTCGAGCGCAATGCTATCGACGGGGAGATCAGAAGGCTCGACGCGAAGCGGCGTGAGATCAGCGAGATCGGAGACAAGATAGGCGCCGCGAATGCGGTTGCAGGAACGCGCACGTCCGAAGCCTTCAAGGCCAGGAACTGGGGCGTAGACTCCGAGATGACACTCTTCCAGGCAAGGGCCAAGGCTCGCGGGCTAAAGGGCTCGAAGCTCGACTCCACACAGGCAGAGTTCATTGATAAGGAGTTCGCCGAAGCCGATAAACTCATCGCCGAGGCCACAAAGGCCAAGGCCGAAGCGGATAAGAAGCTCAAGGACGCGAACAGGAAACTCCTCGCAGCCACCAAAGACCTCAAGCGCGCACAGGGTATCAAGGAGGCCACCGCCAGGGTGGCGAAGAAGACCAAGCCGAAAGAGGCGCGCAAGAAAGCCCGCAAGAAGGCAGCCGAAGACCTCGCCGCTGAAGCTGAGGGCAAGCCCATTCGGGTAACGCCCATCAAGCCCAGCGCCCGTGAGAAAGCAGCGCGCAAGGCTTTCAAGGAAGCACAGAAGAAGGCCAAGGCGGCCCTGGGAGAGGTGGCTGACGCCCAGGGCAAGCGCGTCAAAGCGGATGGCATCACCCGCGACGCCAGAACGCGCAAGCGGAAGGCCCCAGAGGAGGCCCTGAAGTGGTGGGTGGCTAGGCAGTGGGCGCACGCCAGGGATATGGCACGCGCCATGACCGCATCAGGCGACGTGAGCGCCTTCGGTCGTCAGGGTGCGATGATGGTGCTGGAGAGCCCGGTGGTTGCCGTGAAGACGCTTCGGCATGCTGTCGGCGTGGCCCCGTGGAAAGGCGATGCCGCACGCGCCTACGCCGAGAAAGAACAGCGCAAGATATTAAGCGAACCCATGCAGCAAGTGCGGGATTGGGCGGGACTGGAGATGACCGAGGTGGAGGGCCTGACTAACGTGAAGGGCGGCCCCATGCAGGCGCGTGAGGAGACCTTTGTCACCGATGTGTTCAAGTCAGGGTGGCTGAGGCCTCTCAACGAGTGGCTAATCCGACCCTCGCAGAACTCGTTTGGCCTTATGCTCAACGAAATGAGGAAGGCAAACTTCGACGAGGGGATGAAGATACTCGCCGAGCGGCGAGGGGCGGACCCAGACGCAACCCCAGAACAGATAATGAAACTGGTCCCCAAAGAGGACGCAAGGGCGCTTGCGGCGGTCATCAACGCCAGCTCGGGGCGCGGAAGCTGGCTCTTGACATCACCGGCAGTCGGGAGGGGAGCGGGCGTCGTCAATGTCGCTGACACGCTCGTCAAGAACATGCTCTTCGCCCCAAGACACAGCGTGTCCAGGGCAGAGACGATGAGCCACTTCTTCTCCATGCTCGCTGGCACGGGCCGCTTCAAAGACGTCTCACGGGGCGACGAGGGAGCGCTCAACGTATTCCGCAAGCGAGCCGCCAAGGTCTTCACCCTCTGGGCAAGCATTGGCCTGATGTCTGTGTTGGCTGCGGGGGAGTTCGAGGACGAGGAACTATCCGAAGAGGAAAAGAGCAGGCGCAAGAAGCAGGCAGCGGACAACTTCCTCAACCCTGGACATGCAGACTTCATGAAGGGGCGCCTTGGAAAGCATCACTTCGACGTGTTCGGGGGCGTCCCGTCTACCGTCAGACTCCTCGTCCCCTTCGCCATCGCGCCCATTGAGGGCAAGTACGAACTTGAGCCAAGGCTGGCGAGTAAGTTCGGGCGCCTGGTCAGGAACAAGCTAAACCCACTCATCAGTGCAGCCTCCAAAGCAGCCTACAACGAGGACTATCTGGGCCGCGAACTCGTCAGCGACGAGGAGGGGTGGCTTGCACATGCGCTTCATCGCGTCATACTGCCGGGCATCGGAGCCTTCACGCCGATCACCGTGCAAAACGTGGCCGAGCAGGTCACCCGCGATGCAAACGATGAAGACATCGACGCAATGGACGCAGCCGCCAGCCAGTTCCTTGAGGCGATAGGCGTCGGAGACCCCGTCTACACAGAGGGATGGAAGTCGCCTGAGATGCGCGCCCGGGGCCGCAGGCCCAAGAAGCGACCCAAGTATACGTCCCCACGGTACTAATGATCACGTTCATGAGCGACTTCATCCGAGCTATCCGCTCTCGCATCAGGCCACATGACGCACTGGCGTCGGTGGCCGAGGCATGGCTGGAACAAGGCGCCACTGAAAGCCAAGGCTCCAACGCAGGACCAGACGTCTCCTGGTTCATCCACGATGGGGGCGGCAGACCAAAGACCAAGCCACCCTGGTGTGCCTACTTCGTGTCCTCCTGCTGCCGACAAGTAGCCCGCGCTGGGTTCGATATCTCCTACGTCCGCACCGGACGCGCTGTGAGCCACTGGCTCAAGGCCCCAGAAGATCGCCGTATAGCCCGTGAAGACATCTGGGTGATGCCAAACCCCCGTGGACTCATCTTCGTGCGCACAAGGCTATCTAAACCCCCCTCCGAGAGGGACAAGGTGCTCGATGGCATGAACCGCCAAGGCCACACCGGTATCGTGGTTAGCGTAGACAAGGTCGCAAGAACAGTGACGTGCGTGGCCGGTAACTCCTCTGGGTACGGCCACAATCGCGTCTCCGGCGGCGGCGCAGTGGCCATGGAAGTGATGCAAGAAGGTGACGAAGCCTGGGAAAGGCTGGTAGGATTCGCCCAGGTGGTCGACCGACCGAAGGATGTCTCATGAAGTATTGCGCCACGTTCATCTTGCTCATCATGTTCTCAGGGTGCGGTAGCTCGTATCACCTGGCCACCGGAGGCTGGAAACTCAGCAAGGTCGACGGCGAGGGCACATGCCTCGTAGTCCATGCACCGGCTGACCCAGAGGTGGTGCGCGTCTGTATCGCTGCGCCAGAGAACCTCAAGATATCCAAGTCCGTCGCCAAGGAGCTGTGCGGTGGCACTGACTGATAAAGACAAAGACTTTCTCAAGATCCCAGTGGTGACAGCCAGCTTCCTGGAACTATTGGCTAAAACCACCGGGGTCGACACCTTCCATGCCGCCTCTCAAGCCCTACAACTTGTGCCGATAGAGCAAATCGCGGAATCTCTCGCCGCATTGCGCACCGATGAGGTCTACATCGAGGTTGGCTCGATGGAAATCAACGGTGTCGGTGTCGAAATCTTCGACGA